TCTATTGATTTACTCGCAGAAATTGCAGTGATGTTTAATGTTTCCCTGGACTATCTGATTATGGGAAGGGTTCTCACCACATCGGATGCAAAAATTGCTCTGCAAGAAGCTATAAGAGTGCTGTCTGATTTGGAACAGCAACTCTAATCGGAGTGACATCAGATGTCCGGTTTTTGACATGACATACCCTAAAAACTTCATGGTCATAACGGTACAATTAGCTTGCAATCAAAAATTGCTGATTGCGTGTACCTTCTAAACTGAATAAGTCATTCATCAAGTACATTCCTGTTTCCGGTGCCACAAGCATCAGCCACATCAGCGGTACGCCATGACATTCTTTCTGTATAACAGACACACTTTTCTTTTGCTGATTTATATAGAAGAAAGAGCGAACAATACCGGCTGTAAATATCGGGTTGCTCCCGGTACGGCGACGAAAGAAACAGGCACAATGATACTTCTGCCCAGCCACAGAATCACGCAATGGGGGCAGCCCGGTGAGAACCACGGGGAGGTTAGACTCCTATGGAGCTGGTAAGCAGCCAGCCGCTTGATGATTTCCCGACAAAGCTCCGTCTTTGTCTCCCAGGGGTGTTGAGGACAAATATGGGAACGACATAGTAAAACGAAGGGACTGGCTTTCTTTGGATTGCCAGCCCCTTGTACATATCCCACGAAAGGAGGATTTACAGGTGATGAAAAAAGATTGGGCGTATCGTCGTGGCGATATTTACATGGCTGACCTGTCTCCCGTTTGTGGCTCGGAACAAGGTGGTGTCCGTCCGGTAGTTGTTATTCAGAATAACATCGGCAACCATCATTCTCCGACTTTGATCGTGGCAACCATCACGACAAAGACAAGAAAAAAGACAAAACAGCCGACCCATTACCTGATGCGAGACAATCCTGCCCTTGCCCACCCTTCGGTGGTGCTGCTGGAGCAGATCAGAACGATTGATAAGCAGCGTGTCGAGCGATACCTGGGTAAAGCTACCCGAAAAGAGATGTTTGGAATCAATGCGGCGTTGCTTATCAGTCTGGCTCTGAGTCCCTTTTCTCGTCAGTGAAAACTATGGGCAGATCCGTCTTTGATGGCTCTGCCTATCCTTTTGCTGATAAGGCTTTTCTGAATAAGATAGGAAACTTTTGGCAAGAATGAATAACGAAGGTGGTGAATTGCAGATGGCAAGAAGCGAAACAAAGGTGGCTACCGCACACGATCAGCTGGTAGACATTCGTGATGTTAAAATTGACCGTTCTCTGCCGAGCGATGAAAGAATCAAATCTTTTATCGAGCAGATTAAAAATCCGTATCAGTTCAAAGTGGGCAACACGGTTGTAAAGGTGTCGTTTGCAAATACGCAAAACACGATCACCGACAACTTCATTAACATGATTGCTACGATGTGACGGATTTTCGCTGGTAGAAATTGGCGTGTTACTTTGACGGCGACAAACTGGATTTCCGCACTAAGCTATGTTATCATAGCCTTGGACAAAATCAGCGGAACTCCGGTTTGTTTTTTCGACTTCTAAATCGAAATCAAACAGGAGTGGCGTTCTATGCAAAAAATTATGGATAATACCTACTATGCCGCCATCTACCTGAGACTATCGAAGGAAGATGGCGACTTTTCTTCTTCAGGGGAAAAGAAAGAAAGTAACAGTATCGCTAACCAGCGAAAACTGATTGAAGATTTCCTGAAGCAGCACCCGGAGGTCGTTTTGACCCAGGAGTTTTGTGATGACGGTTTCACCGGTGCAAACTTTGACCGTCCCGACTTTCAGCGGATGATTGAGCTTGTAAAGCAGAGAAAAATCAACTGTATCGTGGTCAAAGACCTTTCTCGTTTTGGTCGTGACTACATCGAATCCGGTAAGTATATCGAGAAGATTTTTCCTGCCCTTGGAGTTCGTTTCATCGCTATCAACGACAACTATGACTCTGCTATGAGCCACCAGGCAGGCAATGAAATCATCCTGCCGTTCAAGAACCTTATTAACGATTCTTACAGCAGAGACATTTCCATCAAAGTCCGTTCTAACTTGGACATCAAGAGAAGAAACGGCGAGTTCGTTGGAACCCATGTAGTTTATGGCTATCAGCGTTCCGAGGAAAACAAAAATCAGCTGGTCATCGACAAGACCGTAGCCCCTATTATTGAGAGTATCTTCCGCATGAAGATCGACGGGTTCAGCCCAGCTCAGATCGCTGACAAGCTGAATAAAGACGGTGTTCCGTCCCCGTATGAGTATAAAAGGCTCTGCGGTTCAAAGTTCCAGTCTGGTTTCAAAAAGCAGATTCAGACTGATTGGAGTCCGGTTGCTATCTATCGTATTTTGAAGAATGAGATGTACACCGGCACACTGGTTCAGGGCAAGACCATGACCCCGAACCATAAAGTCAAGGTACGCAGTAAAAAGGATGAATCGGAATGGGCAAGAACAGAAAATGCTCACGAAGCGATTATCCCTCCTGCTACTTTTGATGCTGTTCAGAAGCTCATGCTGGAGGATTCAAGAAGTCCTTCCGGTGAAGATGCGGTACATCTGTTTTCTGGTAAGATATTCTGTGCAGATTGTCAGGGTTCCATGACCCGTAAAAAGACGAAATCCAACGGCAAAGAATATGTGTACTTCATTTGTACCACCAACAAGCAGAACAAGCATGAGTGTAATCCACACCGTATCAAAGAACAGGATGTTTACGATGCTGCCTTGGCAGTTATCCAGGCACAGGTCTCTCTGGCTCTGGATTTAGAGAGAGCTTTGCATGAAGTAAACGGCATCTCCTGGGAGCGTAGAGAACTGGAGCGTATTCAGAACAGAATTGCTCGTCAGGAAGATGTTATCGAATACAACAAGAAAATGAAAGCCGGTATCTACGAGGACTTTAAGACTGAAATGATTACCCTGGAGGAATATAAGATTTTCAAAGCAGACTGCGATCAGAAAATCAAAGAAGCCCAGGATGCGATTGCCCGTCTTACCGGCGACCGAAATACAGTCAATGCGGGGCTTACCGGTCAGCAGAGCTGGTTGGCACAGTTCCAGGAATATGAGAACATCCATGAGCTGAATCGCCGTGTTGTGGTTCACTTCATCGAGAGAATTGAGATTGACCATGATAAGCAGGTCAATGTCGTTCTCAATAACGCAAACCAATTCCAGGCAATTCTTGACTTCCTTGCGGAGTGTCAGGCAGAAGCCGACAGGAAGAAGGTGATTCCATTCATTAGGGAGGTGAGCTAAATGGCAAGAACATCAAATCGCCGCCAACGAGCTGCGGCACAGAGCGTTCCGCAGGAACAAATTGCAAAGGTTTATGAGACAGCGATTTATGTGCGACTGTCCCGTGAAGATAACCTGAACAATTCCGATTCCATTGAGAACCAGACCGCTTTATTGGAAAGCTATATTGCCAATCGCCCCTATCTTCGACTGGTTGAGACCTTTTCTGACAATGGCTACACCGGCACTGACTTTGACCGTCCTGAGTGGCAGCGACTTATGGATGCTGTCCAGCAGAAGAAAATCAACTGTATCGTGGTCAAAGACCTTTCCCGTCTTGGTAGAAATTATATTGAGACCGGCGAGTTCTTGGAGAAGATCTGTCCGTTCTTCGGTATCCGCTTCATTGCAGTCAATGACAACTTCGATACTGATACCGTAGAAGCCAATGGTCAGCTGTCCGTATCCCTCTCTAATATCATCAATGACTACTATGCAAAGGACATCTCTCGCAAGGTTTCCTCTGCTTTGAGAAGTAAGATGGAAGATGGAGAATTTATCGGTGCCTGGGAGAAATACGGTTATTTCAAGTCCCCTGACAACAAGAATCAGCTGATTGTAAATCCTGACACAGCACCTGTTGTCAGAATGATTTATGAATGGCGTTCTGAGGGAATGAGCTATATGGGTATCAACAAAAAACTCAACGACATGGGGATTCCCTCTCCCGGTCAGTACAAGGCAGACCGTGGCATTGTCACAAATAATAATCAGAAGTCCAGAATCATTCTCTGGAATAAACACATGGTCACTGATATTCTCAGGGACATTACTTACTTGGGGCATCTGGCACAGAGAAAAGCAGCTCAGTGTCTGTATGCTGGTATTCCATTCCACCGTACTGAGGAAAAGGATTGGATTATCGTTGAGAACACCCATGAGCCTATTATCAACAAGGAATTGTTTGATAAGGTTCAGGAAATCAACACCCAGGCAGTTGCCAAAACCAAGGAGAATCACGGCAAGTACGACCATTTACCGAAAGCCGTGAATATCTATGGCAAGAAGTTCACCTGTGCCGACTGCGGCTCCGTGATGAAGCTGGTTCGCTCTTTCAGCACAAAGAAGGATAAGGTCTATTTTACCTTTAAGTGTCCTACCTATGCTGAACACGGCACCAGAGCCTGCAACGCAAAGAAAATGCGTAAAGCTGACTTGGATGAAGCGGTGCTTGCAAGTATCAAGGCTCAGTTCGATTTGTTCATCGACTGTCAGCACACGCTGGAGCAGTTGTTGGCTATGAAAAAGGCACAGGTAAAGAAATCAGGTCAGGCTAATGAAGCCAAGGCTTTGAAAAAGAAAATTGAGCAAAAAAAGGCTCTGTTTTCTGGTCTCTATCGAGATCTCCGTGAAGGACTTCTCGACGAGGAGGACTATTCGCAGACCCGTGAGGTCATCATGGCTGAAATCACTCGCTTAGAAAAGCAGCTGGTTGAAGTCGAAAGCGTTAAGAACGAGTATGAAGAACAGCTCCACGGCACAAGAAAATGGGATGCTCTTGTAAAGAAGTATTATGAAGCATCTGAAATCAGTGCAGAGCTTGTGGATGCAATGATTGAGACCATGCAAATGAATGAGGATAACTCTCTGAGTATCCAGTTCAAACACATGGATGCGTTCAAGGCTGTTCTGGATACCATTGAAACTCTCAGAAAGGAGGTTGCGTAATATGAAGAAGTGTATTGCTACCTATCTTCGTCTTTCTCTGGAAGATGTCGATAAGCGTACCAATAGGGCAAAGGACGACAGCAACAGTATCGCTGCACAGCGACAGCTGATCCAGCGACACATTGAGCAGAATCCGTACCTTGCCGGACTTCCTCAGATGGAGTTCTGCGACGATGGTTTCACCGGAACGAACTTCGAGCGACCGGACTTTCAGAGAATGATTGACCTGATCCGTGATGGAGAAATCCATATCGTGATTGTCAAAGACCTTTCCCGTTTTGGGCGTGATTATCTGGAAGTTGGTGACTACCTGGAACACATTTTTCCGTTCCTTGGTGTCAGAATGATTTCCATTAACGACCATTACGACAGTGAGAAGTACCTGGGCAATACTGCCGGTATGGATATTGCTTTCAAGAACCTGATTTACGACTATTACAGCAAAGACCTTTCCAAGAAAGTTAAGTCTGCCATGCGTACCAAGCAGAAAAATGGTAGCTATGTCACCTGCTGTACTTATGGCTACAAGGTTCTGCCTAAAAACAAACACCAGATGGTGATTGACTCGGAAACAGCTCCTATCGTCAGACGCATTTTTCTGGATGTGATTGACGGTAAATCCACCAGTCAGGTGGCAAGAGAACTCAATGCGGAGGGCGTTCCTACTCCCAACCAATACAAAGGGGTCAGCAGAAAATGCAATTCAGAAAAAAAGCCGGTATGGACTCATAACCGTATTCTGGAAATGCTGAAGAATGTGAAATACACTGGCTGCATG